GATTTTGACGCACGGAAAACTACAACGCCGGCAGGGCGCACGGTTGCGCAATGCCCGGCGACGTATCGCGACGACGTGACGTGCGAGACCTGTCAATTGTGCCAACGTCAAATTAACCGCGCCATTGTCGGTTTTCCGGCGCATGGCATTCGTAAAAAGCGCGCCACCATTGCGGCGCGCAACGCTTAACAGGAAAGGATGAAACCATGGAAAGCTCGGAATTGCGCGACGTTTGCATCGCCGCCATTGATGCGGCCAAGGTATCGCGCGGGAAAAAGAAAGGCATGTTAAAAGCAACATGTCCACCAATGGGGACCGATGCGGCGGCCGCATGGCAAGCTTTGATGGGCTATGCCAATCCCTATAAAATGTCGATCGGCCAAATTATGTTTTTCAACGATCGACAACGGGCAATCTACCGCGCCATCGATGACGCATTGGCGGGCCATGACGTGCGTGGGCTGGACCGCGACCGTATCGCGCTGGAAAGCTTGGGCGTATGGTAAACTAATCCGCGCCAACCTTCGCCCCACAATCCTCAATCGATTGTGGGGCGCTTTTTTAGGCCTTACAGCGCGATCCGCTATAACTAGGTACAACCCCTACAAGTTGCACAAGTTGTACAAGTTGTACAAGTTGCACAAGTTGCACAAGTTGAGGAAAGGGAAAACCATGAAACCAATCTATACCGCCGCCATCATCGCGCTTGGCGCGGCCATGGCGCTCTATTTCGCCGACCTGGCGGAAACCGCGCGCGCGCTCGATTATCAAGAGTGTGGTGGCGGCGTCTATTGCGCGCCCGCTGATCCGCCCATGCGGCGCTAACATCATGCGCCATGATCCGCGAAATTATACCCGCCGCGACATCGACGCGGCGCTCGAAAGCCAGCACGTCCGGGACGCCGACAAGGCGGCGCTGCGGGCGGAATTGACGCGGCGCGAATGGCAAGCCGTCGCCGACGTATTCGAGCGCGGCGCGGCCTGTAACGGGTGCGAATATTATGAATGGTGGTACGCCAGCGGCGTAGGCTTTGACGCCGAATGCCTACTTTTATCAACGACGGGCGCCCAGCCGTGGCAATGCCCGCAGCATGACAACGGCCCGAATGAAGACGGGCAGGAGTAAAATTGGAATGACGGATAGACAATTTGTGCTTTACTTGCGCGTCAGCACCGCGCGCCAGGGCGCCAGCGGATTGGGCCTTGAGGCTCAACGCGCCCTAGTGGCGCCATACGAGCGCCATATTATTGCCGCATATCAGGATGTCGAAAGCGGCAAGCGCGCTGACAGGCCGAACCTTGCCCGCGCCCTGGATCATTGCAAGCGCGAGGGCGCTTGTCTGTTAATCGCTAAGGTTGATCGGCTATCGCGCGATGTCGAATTCCTATTCAAGATCAAAAACTCTGGCGTCGATATCCTTGCCGCCGACGCGCCGCACATGGGGACGCTTGAGTGGGGTATCCGCGCTGTGTTCGCGCAGCATGAACGCGAGGAAATTTCCCGCCGGACCAAGGCCGCGCTGGCTGCTGCGAAAGCGCGTGGCGTCAAGCTCGGCTCCCCCAACCCGGCGGCCGGTGGCCGCGCTCGCGCCAAGGCAGGGGCCGCGCGTGTCAGGGCTTGCGAGGATGGCGCCTGGAGCGCCGTCAAGGCGCTGCATGACAACGGCGCGAGTCTGCGCCGCATCGCAGATTACTTAAATGAAGACGAAGCCCAAACCGCGCGCGGCGGGAGGTGGCATGCCTCCACCGTTCGCAATTTACTTTTGAAAAAAGGAGCAATTTGAAATGGTTGGCAAACTAACGCCTGATTATATGTTGTCAGCTTCCCGCATCCCCGCGTTGATGGGGTTGTCGCCCTACGCGACGCAAAACGAGTTGCTGAAGGAGATGGTCGATCTGGTTCACAATGGCATCAAGCCACCCGCCTGGGCCGGGAACGAGGCCACTGAGTGGGGCAATCGCTTGGAGCCAATCGTGCTGGCGGAAGCTGCGCGGCGCCTCAACCTGAAGAATGTCAAGCTCGACCACGGCGAGCCGTTCTTCCACCCCACGCTTGAGCTTGCATGTTCCCTGGACGGGACGGGCGACGGCGCAGGCACCGTCAAGACTGACGTATCTAGCCTGATCTATTGCGTGAATGCGCCGCAGATCGACATCGCCGGCCCTGGCGTATTAGAGGCGAAGGTCACGAGCGCTTTCCCAGAAAATTCGCCGCCGTCGCATCGAGGGCCGCTTCAATTGCAAGCCCAGATGATGTGCACAGGGGCCGCATGGGGCTGTATCGCCACGCTCTACCGAGGCATTGAATTGCGCCTATTTATTTACGGCAAGGACGAAATGATGCAGCGCAGGATCGCGGAAGCCGTTGATGATTTCGAGCGGCGCAAAAGAGACATGGATTGGTATCCCGTCATTAGCAGCGACGATGCAGATGTTGCGTTTTCAAACGTCGATCAAGGCGCTCCACCGCTGGACTTTGACGCGCTCAATGCTTCTCTGTTAGTGTCTGATTTGTTGAAAGCGCGCGCCGACAAGGTTGACGCTGAAGACAGAATCGACGCAGCGCAGACTGCCATTAAGGAAATAATGGGCAACCATGACGCGGCAATCGCAACGGTTGGCAATATGAAGTATCAGGTTGGCTGGGGAATGCGACATTACAAGGCCGCTCCCGAAAAGATTACGCCGCCCAAGGCGGCTTACAGCGTCCGCAGCAAAACGCTTGCGATTAAGGAGCTGCCATGACGCCGGCGCAGAGAAGGGTCTATGATGAGATCGCGTCCTATATCATGCTGTACGGACATTCGCCGTCGCATCATGAGATCGGTGAGGCGCTGGGCCTGAACACCTCCACAATTACGAGGTGCATTGAGAGGTTGGCGGAGGCCGGTTACATCACCAGCATCCCCGGCGCAGCAAGAACACTTAGGATTGTTAGGGAGCCATAAATGGGCCGATACAAAAAACTGAGAAAGATGGGACAAATGCCGCGTTGAGCGCATTTGCATCCCGCAACGCAAATGGGCCATATTAAATCTTTTAAACAAGGAGACATGACATGGGAATCTACGTCGAAACCCTGCGCAAGCAGATCGAAAAAAATGAAATCACATTTCCGAGGGCCGTCGATTTTCTGACCGCACGCGGCATCCACGAACTGACAGCCATCAGGCTCCTAACGGGATACTCGCATCATGCAATGTAAAATGACGGACTGGGAAATCGTGCAGATGGCCTTTGACGAAGGTTCGGACGAGTGCCGTGGGTGCGAATTTCTCGGATACGAATACGCGAGCGACACCGGGCCGGATAGCTGGTGTGAACTGGGGAATAGAACGGGTCATGACCCGAAATGGTGCCTAGCCTACGACAGGATCAACGAGGAATTAGAAAATGACGAATAAAGGTATTTTACTTTTCACTGCATCGCTCATCATCTGCGTTGCAGGGTGGCTCGCGGCGTTCGACGCCATCACTCGCCAGGTGGAGATCGACTTTCAGGAGTGTCGCGGCAAATGGTGTCAGCCAGAGGATGTCGTGCGGTGAGTATATCTCGGATCATCGACCAGCTAATAATCGAGGATGGACGGCCAGCGTATCAGATCGCTGATGCTGCTAATATCAGCGGCCAGCTACTGCATAAATATCGGTACTCGAAGCATCAACAGCCGTGGGCTAGGCTCGAAAAAATCCTTGATGTACTCGGCTATGAATTGGAGGTCGTCAGGAAATGAATAAAATGTCAAAAAGACAACTCGCCGCCGTCAAGGCCGCTTCTAAGAAGCGGCAGGACGATGCCGCTGGCTGGCCGAAATACTCGCGCACACCAATGGAGACTTTCGCCCGCCGGATCGGGACGCGGCGCTTTGACACCGCCGACCGCTCCGACATGCTGCGGGTGCAGCATAGAGGTCAGGCCCTTAAGTCTGACAAGAAACAGGAGAATAAGTGATGCACGTCACACTTAACGGTATCCGGGAGCATCGGCCCATGAAAGGAGAACGGAAATGAAGAAATTTTTGACTGCCTCTGTTATCGCCGCGCTGCCTGTCTTGGCCGCGTGTAGTGACGCCGACGTGGCCTCGCGCAATCTGTCAAAGGCTGCCGA